ATGGAAAAAATCTCCCCAAAAACGCACGAAAACCGCAAAGAACGCACCGAAAGGGGCTGATGCGGGGCAATCGACCTCGAAGTCGCACGATGCGCCGCGATTAGAGTCTGGGATTCTGGGGAATGGCTCCCACGGTGACGATGCGGTCGCTTTCGCTAGGGATGTGCTGGGGATTGACCTGATGCCATGGCAGCAGCGCGTCCTACATGGGCTCTTGGCGTGGGGCGACGACGGCCGGAGCCCCCGGATGGGCTACATCTCGGTCGCCCGACAGAACGGCAAATCGGTTGCCCTGAAAACGCTGGTGGCGTACTGGCTGGTCAAGATGCCGATCATTCGAGGCCAGAAGCAGACCGTGATCACGACGGCACACCAGCTCGACCTCGCTGTCGCCCTGTTCCAAGACCTCGCCCCGATCCTTGAGGAACGGTTCGGTGCCAAGGCCAAGTGGAGCTACGGTCGGAACGAGTTGACGATGCCGGACGGAACGATGTGGCTAGTACGGGCCGCTACCGCTAACGCCGGCCACGGTAGGTCACCGGATCTGATCTGCTGCGACGAAACCTGGTCGATCTCGGAGGAAACCATCGACCAAGGTCTGCTTCCGTCGCAACGTGCCCGCCCTAACCCGTTGTTTGTATCGTGGTCGACCGCTGGCACCGAAGCGTCAAAGTGGATGCTCCGCTGGCGTGAACAGGGAATCCGGGCGATCGGTGAACCGGCCGGTTCCATGTACTTCGCCGAGTGGAGCCCACCGCCCGGGTGCGATCTCACCGATCCCGACAACTGGGGTTACGCCAACCCTGCGATCGGGCACACCCTCGAGGTCCAAACCCTGATCGACGAGGCCCGATCACCGAACCGTTCGGCATTCCTACGGGCCTCGCTGAACCTTTGGGTAGCGATGGATTCCAGTTGGCTGGAACCCGGCACATGGGACGCACTTGAAACCAAGGTACCCCAACCTGTCACTACCGTGCTGGCGTTCGACTCATCGCAGGACGATTCCCGCTACTGCGGAATCCTCGCTGGACTCCTCGAGGACGGACGGTGTCTACTCTCGGTCGCGTTCCAGACCAACACCGAGGCCGAAGCGTGGCGGGAGGTGCGCCGCCTCCTCCCCCCTGGTGCCACCCTTGCTGTCACCCCATCGCTGGAGATCCACACCCCACCGGAGATGCGCCGCCAAATGACGATCGTCGGTTACGCCGAGCTCACCAAGTGGACTGCGCTGGTCCGATCGATGATCGTCGAGGGTCGGATCTGCCACCGTGGCGACCCAGCCCTAGCGGATCACATGGCCCGCGCGGTTGCCGCCAAGACCCACAACGGGGTCGCCCTGTCATCCCAGAAGTCCCCCGGCCCGATCGAGCTGGCGCGCTGCGCGGTCTGGGCGGCTGCGTTGGCAACCAAAGCGAAGTGGTCCTCGAGGCCGTCGATGGGGTCTGCTCGAAGTTCTCTATCTCGCTAGATCACCGCGCAACACCGTCGGGATGGTGCATAATCCGCTCCGATGGGTCTGTTCTCCACGCGCAAAGCCACCAAGATCGCCGCGATGGCGGCGACGAGCACGGCGTCGACCGCAGCCGGCACCCTGATCGCGGCCAACGGGGCAACTGTTGGCCGCGATCGGGCTATGCGCATCCCCACCGTCTCGCGTGCTCGTGACCTGATCTGCTCGATGGCAGCAAACCTGCCGTGGCATCACCAGCTCGTCCAGTGGACCGGCGACAACATCGAGTACGTCCCCCTGCCCCTCGAGCCGTGGATGGACCGCCCCGAGCAGCGCGTCACCCGAGCACACACCGTCGCCTGGACTGTCGACGACCTGTTCTTCCACGGGCGGGCCCACTGGTACATCACCGCCCGATACGCCGACGGCAGGCCCGCAGGCTTCCAACGCCTCCCCGCCACCGACGTCCTCATCGAGTCCGACACCTTCGCCAACGGTGTCCCCGTCGGCCCCTACACCCTGAACTACCTCGGAACCACGATCCCGCCCAATGACGTCATCTCGTTCTGGTCGCCGATCGCCCCGTTCCTCCAGACCGCCGCCCGCTCACTGTTCATCGCCGAACGCCTCGACCAGGCTGCGCTCCGTTTCGCTTCCACCCCTGCTGCCCTTGGATGGCTTCGACAGGTCGGTGGCGAACCACTCTCGAATGACGAGCTGCAGGAGCTGGCGCAGGCATGGCAAGACGCTCGCGACCTTGGCTCCATCGCAGCGATCAACGAGTTCGTCGAGTGGAACGAATCGTCGATGGACCCGTCGAAGATGCAGCTCGTCGAAGCCCGCCAGTATCAGGCCCTCGAGATGTCACGCGCAGCGAACATCCCTCCGTATCTGGTCGGAGTGAACGCCGCAGGGTTCACCTACAGCAACGCCGAGCAGTCGGTGCGGGACCTGTACCTGTTCGGAGCCCTGCCATACATCCTGTGCATCTCCGAAACACTGTCCGCTGGTGATGTCACCGCCCGAGGCCACGTTGTGCGGTTGGAAATGCGCGACAGTGACATGATGCCCGACAACGACCAAAGCCCCCGCGAGGTTCCCGTATGATCCGACTCACCCGCCAGTTCACCGCCGCACCAGCGGAAGGCGAACGCCGCCTCGAGGGCATCGCCGTCCCCTACGGCGTTGTCGCCGAGGCCTCCACCGGCCCCGTCATGTTCCTCGAGGGTTCCCTCCCGGTGGACGGGCCCGCCCCCAAGTTGATCCGCGACCACGACGTCACCCAGCCCATCGGCCTCGTCACCGAAAGGTACGACAGTCCGGAGGGAATGACGTTCGCAGCGAAGATCTCAGCCACCCGCGCAGGCGACGAAGCCCTCACGCTCGCGCTGGATGGTGTACTCGACTCCGTCTCCGTCGGTGTGAACCCGACCGAGTGGGAGACGATCGACGGCGTCGCAGTCGTCGCACGCGGCGAATGGCTCGAGCTGTCGCTCGTCCCGTTCGGCGCATTCCCGGACGCCAAGGTCACCAAGGTGGCCGCGACGCCCGACACCGACACCACCGAACCCACCACCGAACCCACCACCGAAACCGAACCCTCCGAGGAGGACCCCATGCCCGAAATCGAAGCCACCATCCCGACCGCCCCGCTGGTCACCGCCACCCGGCGCAACAGCCGCCCCGTCACCGCCGGTGAATACATCGCCGCCACCCTGTCGGGCAACATGACGCCCCGCATCCAGGCAGTCGTCGCCGACGAGGAAGTCGCCGACATCCCGGGCCTCGTCCCCGAGCTGCTCACCGGAGCGATCTTCGACACCCTCACCGAGGACCGCCCGCTCGTCGGTGCGCTCGGCACCCTCGCCATGCCCGCAGGCGGCGAGACCTTCAACCGCCGGTACGTCTCGCAGCACACCAGCGTCGACATCCAGGCCGCCGAGTACGACGTCCTCGCGTCGACGACCTACAACGTGGACAAGATCCCCGTGGTCAAGAAGTGGGTCGGCGGTGCGCTCAACCTGTCCGAGCAGGCCATCGCCTACAGCGACACCAGCCTCCTCGATCTCGTGATCCGCGACATGGCCCGCCAGTACGCCCGCCGCACCGAGATCTACACCTGCACCGAGCTCATCGGCGGGGCTGGCACCGCGACCGCCACGATCGCCGACTTCACTGACGGCGACGAGGTCATCGAGGACCTGTACCTCGCGGCCGCCGAGATCAAGGCCAACCTCGGGCTCATGCCGACCCACCTCATCGTCTCGACCGACGTGTGGGCCAAGCTCGGCGCAGCCAAGGACTCGGGCGGCAACCGCATCTTCCCGTACCTCGGCCCGTCCAACGCCGCAGGCACCCTCAACGGTGTCACCAACCTCACCGGCAACCCGCTCGGTGTCCAGCTCATCGTGAGCGACGACATCGTGGTCGCCCCCGCCACCTCCGGGGCGATCCTGTTCAACGCCCGCACCATCGAGTGCTACGAGGAGCGTCGCGGTGCCCTGCGCGCCGAGAACCCGTCGACCCTGTCAACCACGCTCGCGTTCCGTGGCGTGTTCGCCGTCGCCGACATCTCGCTGTCCGACGGAGCCCTCAGCCTCATCTGAGACTGAGCGAACGAGCCCGGGAACCCTGTCATGAGCACCATCTACGCCGTCAGTTCCGCATCGCTGACGTCGAACGTGGTCACTCTCCTCCTGGACAGGGTTTCCGGGCTCGCAGCCGGCTACGCGATCCACGTCGCCGGTGTCGGCCAGCACTACGACGGGCAACACACCATCGTCGCAGTCGACACCACCAACCTCGAGATCACCTACGCCAAGAACCACGCCAACATCGCAGCCGCCACCGTCATCGGGCAGGTACGCCTCGAAATCACATGGATCGACGCCAACGACGTCCTCCCATTCCTCGGGGTAGCCCCCGCAGAAGACAGTGATGTCGAATGGCTCAACGACTGCGTCGACGCCACCAACACCTGGTGCTACGAACGCAGGCAGGCCGCAGGGTACGTCGACCTTCCAAACCATGTCCCGACGCCTCGAGTACGCCTCGGGACCGTGATGAAGGCCGCCGAGGAGTACCGCTCCCGAGGGTCGATCGACGGGTACAGCTCGTTCAACCAGTTCGAACCGACCGCCCCGATCGCGTCCAGTGGCGACATCATGCGAATGCTGGGCCTGAACAAGCCAGGCATCGGATGAAAGGCCTCCTCAACGAGGTGTACGACGCCATCGTGGAGCAGCTCGGCAACGACGGCATCCCCGCCGTCATTGACATCCGCAACGTCCAACCGCCCTGCGCGATCGTCGACCCCCCGTCGATCATCGCCATGTCCGGTTCCATGGTCACCCTTGACCTGCCGGTCACAGTGATCGCACCGCCCCCAGGCAACCGCGATCAACTGGTCCGACTCCTCGAGATCGCCGACCGCATCATCGAAACCCAAACCGTCACCACCGGAAGCCCCGGCTCCTACAGTGTCGGACAGCAAGACCTCCCCTCATACCAGCTCGTAATCCGAGTCCAAGCCCAAAGGAGCCAGTGATGCCCCTCATCGTCCAGACCGGGCGTTCCCTCACGATCGAGATCGACGGCGACGACGTCTCGATCCAGACCGCCGAGGTGACGCTCACCAGCAATCAGACCATCGACCAGTACATCTCCCTCACCGCGACGGCCGCCAAGGCGCAGCCCGCAACGTGGGAACTGCGCGTCCGAGGCTTCCAGGACTGGGGTGAGGCCACCTCGTTCGCTGAGGCCATGTGGACCGCAGCAGTCGCCGGAACGTCCATCGCGTTCGACCTTGCGTGCGCTGGCGGCAACTTCACCGGCAACATCGTCCCCGTCTACCCGAACGTGGGTGGCTCCGCGGACGCAGCCATGGAACTCGACCTGACCTTCCAGTGTGACGGTGCGGTCACCTTCACCCCGACCTGATCTGAGGAACCGTGCATCTCAACATCACCTACCAGCTCACTGGCGGCAACGCTTCCACCGTGTCCATCACCCCTGCGGTATGGATCCGGTGGGAGCGTCGCTTCAAGACCAAGATCGGCAACCTCGAGAAGAACGGCCTCGGCTACGAGGACCTCGCTTTCTTGGCGTACGAGGCTGCGAAGTCGGCCGGTGAGATCAAGGGAACCACCACGTTCGACGGGTTCGTCGACCAGCTCGAGCAGCTCGACGCTGACGGGATGGATACGAACCCTACGAGTCCGGGAGCGTAGGCCGCCTCGTCGCCGAGGTCGCTGTCGCTACCGGAGTCGCCCCATCGGAACTGCTCGCCGATTCGGTGATGCTGGCAACGATGGTTCATGTGATCAACCAGCAGCGCGAAGCCGAAAGGAGAACCCGATGACGGTCAGAGTGTCCACCGAAGTCGACCTCCGAGCTTTGAAGAAGGATCTACGGACCCTGCGCGAGCTGGAGCCCGTCTACCGCAAGACGGTCCCTAACCGGATGAAGGCCGCAGCGGAACCGATGCTGACCGCCGCAAAGTCCAAAGTCCCGACCGACCCGCCGTCATCCGGCTGGTCGACCTCGACCCAAGCCCGGACAGGGTGGCGACCGGCCCGCATCCGGCAGCGCATGGTCCTCAAATTCCGCACCTCCGGTTTCAAAGCGTCAGCGAAGCCAAACGATGTTGTCCTGCGGATGGTCGCCAAAGGTGCGCCGATGTCGATCTTCGACATGGCCAAGAACTCCAACCGGCCGAACACGGCCCAATGGATCGCCGGGTTGAACACCCGCTACGGCACCCCGAGCCGTGTCATGTGGCGTACCGCCGAGCAATACCTGCCCCAAGTAAAACGCGAGGTCGCCCAGGTGATGGATGAGATCTCCCACCGTGCGGACGCTGCGATCAGAAGGAACGCCTAATGGCCATTTCCGTCCCGATCATTTCGTCGTTCAACAACGACGGCATCCGCAACGCCACCAGAAGCCTTGAGGGATTCGCCAAGAAGTCCGGTGAACTCGCCAAGAAGGCTGCGCTAGGCATCGCCGGGATCGGTGTTGGTGTCGCAGCTGGTGCGCTCAAGGCGATCGATGCCGCCTCCAACATCGAGGAATCGATGTCGAAGGTCAACGTGGTGTTCGGCGACGCCTCCGAGGCCGTCATCGACTTCTCCGAAACCGCAGCCAAAGAGTTCGGACTGTCCAAGCAGGCCGTGTTCGACGCCGCCGGGGTGTTCGGCACCTTCGGCAAGGCCGCCGGCCTTTCCGGTGACGACCTTTCCACCTTTACCACCGACTTCATCGGGCTGGCGTCAGACCTCGCGTCGTTCAACAACACCACCCCCGAGGAAGCAATCGACGCCATCGGGGCTGCGCTACGCGGCGAAGCCGAACCGCTACGCCGCTACGGAGTACTTCTCGACGATGCCAAACTTCGGGCACGCGCCCTCGAGCTCGGGATTTACGACGGCGAAGGTGCGCTCACCAGCCAACAGAAGGTCCTCGCAGCACAGGCCGAGATCTGGGCCCAAACAGGCGACGCCCAAGGCGACTTTGCCCGCACCTCCGACAGCCTTGCCAACCGCCAGCGGATCCTGCGTGCCCAGTTCACCAATGTCATCGCCACGATCGGGCAGAAACTCCTCCCGATCGCCCTGCAGCTCGCAGAGTTCTTCTCCAACCGTGTGATCCCGGTGATCGAACGAGTCGCCGACGTGTTCTCCAAAGACGGCCTAGCCGGGGTGATGCGCCTGGTGGTCGAGGAGATCCGCAACGCCCTCCCCAAACTGGTCGCGCTTCTCAAGCAGGCCGGTAGCGCACTGGTCGACTGGATCAAGCCCAAGATCGTCCCCGCCCTGTTGGCGGCATATGAGTTCCTACAGGCCGTCGGGAACTGGATGGTCGAGGTCGGTTTCCCGTGGCTGGTCAACAAGATCCAACTCTGGGGCGAAGCGTTCGTCGACTGGATCGAACCTCGCATCCAACCCGCCCTCGAGGCGTTAGGACGGTTCCTTGTCGCTGTCGGCGACTGGGTTGTGGGCACCGCCGCCCCAGCAATCGCCGAATACGCCCGCCCGTTGGCGCAGAAGTTCACCGAATGGACCGGCAGGGTCCTACCCAAACTGATCGCAGGGCTTTCCAAGGCCATCTACGAGATCGGTGTCTGGATCGTCACCAAAGGTGTCCCCAAGTTCAACGAACTCGGCGCAAAACTTGCCGTAGGTCTCGCCAAAGGATTCCTCCAAGGCCTCAAAGACGCCGGGATCCTCAAGTACCTTGGTCCGGTAGGTTTCGCCATCGACAAGTTCGTCGACGCAAGCCCGGAGACACCGCCCGCCCCGATCCCGATCGGTGGCGGCAACACCTCCACAGGCGGCATCTCAACCCTGTCACTGGCCCCCAGCGGCGGCCGCATGGGCGGCAACACCTACATCACCGTCGAAGGCGCAATCGACCCCGTCTCGGTCGCCCGCCAGATCCGCACCATCCTCACCGACGACGCCCGCCGCAGCGGGTTCCGGTCCGTCATCGCCCCGATCAGCGTATGACAATGCCGACCCCCGTCATCGAGCTGGACGGCGTCGGCATCGAGGCCGAAACCCTCCAAGGGGTCGTGATCACCTACGGACGCGCCCGCACCTCCGACACCTGCGAACCATCCACCGCGACGATCAGCATCATCACCCCACCCCAGCCGTGGTCGTTCTCGATCGGTTCCGAGGTCATCATCGACGGCGAAGTGTCGGCCGTCGCGTACCGCAGGTTCACCGGCACCGTGGTCCAGGTCGACGCCGGGAAGTACATCACTACGCTTACCTGCACCTCGGCAGGGCTTGGGGCGTGCGCCGCCGCTGAAGGACCGGACTGGACGATCACGAACTGGCGTAACGGGTTCGATTCCCCGATGGCGCAAATCCTGTTCCGGGCAGGCCTCGACGCGTACGGGCCTGCCATCTCGTACAACTTCGACAACGGCACCACCGAACCCATCAACCCGTACCTATTGGCGTCCGGTACGGCACTCCAGCAGCTGCAGGAAATCGCCGCCCTCGATATCCAAGGCCTCATCTGGGAAGAACAGGACGGCACCATCCGGTTCGATGACGTTTCGGCACGCTCCAGCGTCACCCCGTTCACCGACATCGAGGCCGACACCGTGTCCGAACGGTGGACCGCCTCCCAAACCGTGTTCAGCATCATCAACCGGGTCACCCTTAACTTCAACGACGGCACCGAAACCTTGTTGATGGAAGACACCGTGTCCCAAGGCATCCACGGCGTCCGCTCCTACACCGAGAACTTCGACGTCGACAACTCCACCGACGCCTCGCTAAGGGCCTCCAAGATCCTCGCCGGCTACTCGGACGCCACATGGATCACCAACCCGATCACCGTCGAGCTGACCTCGATCTCGACGGCCGCCAAGGTCGCCAAGATGCTCCAGCTGCAGGTCGGAACCCCGATCGACCTTCAAGAGGTCACCGACGAGATCGACGTCGTACCCCCGGACGCTTTCGTCGAGGGCTACACCGAAACCATCTACGCGAACACCTGGTCGATGGAACTGTGGGTTTCCGACGTCCGAGTGACCCGCACACCTCAATCGTGGGCAACGGTGACCCCCACACTCACCTGGGCTACCGTTAGCCCCGCCACGCTCACTTGGTACGACTCAATGGGAGTAGTTCTCTAATGCCTCTAACGACCAACCTGAACGTCACCTACCCCTCGAGCACCGATTATGTGGCCAACGGGGCGACGGCGATGGGCACGATCGCCACCGGCATCGACGCCTTCTTCGGTGCATTCACCGCCTACTCGCCGACATTGACCAACGTGACCGGCGGGGCCTCGTCGGGCCGGTTCGTGAAGATCGGCAAGATCGGCTTCTTCCGGGCGACCGTCACCGCCGGTACCGCAACCGCGAACGGCACGATCACCGTAAGCCTCCCGTCAGGTTGGAACATCGAGTCATCGTTCGGACAGGTTGTCGACGCCACCAACGCCAACTCGACCGCCGCAGTGATCAACACCGCCAACCCGGACAGGGTTGTCGTCTACAAGGACGCCGCCAACACCGCCTTCACCGCAGGTAACTCGGTGGCATCGGTGCGCCTCCAAGGCTGGGTCGAGCTTGCATGAACGAGATCGTCATCGCCTGCATCGGCACCGTCGGCCTCATCATCGTGGCCCTCATCCAAACGCTGCGTCGCCAGAACAGGGAAGAACACCTTGAGAACGGTGCCAAACTCGACGGGATCTCATTCATGCTCGGAAAGGTCGATCAGAAGATCGACGACCACCTCAACGACCATAAGGGGCGTAAATGAAACTATGGGCTCAGGACATGGCCGAACGTGCGATTTGGACGGCGTTGCAGGCCTTTCTCGCCGTCTGGACCGTGACCGACATGACCAGCACCCGGTCGGCTGCGGTAGCCGCCACCGCTGCGGCCATCTCAGTCGTCAAATCCGGTATTGCGTCCCGCTACCAGGGGACCATTTCCCCGGCTTCGATGGTGCCGAATGAGTAACCCGGCACGCGTCGACGTCCAGCTAGTGAACTACGACGAGGAGGTCGTTGAGTTCGAACTTGTCGATTCGGCAGGTGTCCCGATCGACATCACCGGGCGAACGTACGCCCTTGAGGTGCGCGCCAACCCGGCAGGCACAGGGGTCGCCGACTGCACCTTCGTCTGCACCGTACCCGTCGGCATTGACGGAATGGTGGTCGCTACCGCCGCCACCACCGAAACCGCCAACCTGATCGCCGGTAACGCCTACTACTGGTCACTCCTCGAGGACGGCCTGTTCACGTTGGTCACTGGGCGTGTCGCGGTGATCCAGCAGGTCACGAAGGACTGACCGATGAGCCTTCGCATCACCGTTCAGATCGACACCACCGTCCCCTCCGGGGGGCGTATCCGCATCGTCAACCAAGCGGTGACCGGTCCAGCCGGTCCGCAGGGCGACCCGGGCGCACCCGGTACGCCCGGTGCTGCGGCGACGATCGCAGTGGGCACCGTAACTACCGTCCCGTTCGGCGACCCTGCCACTGTCACGAACTCGGGCACCAGCTCGGCGGCAGTGTTCGACTTCGAGATCCCCGAGGGCGAGCAGGGACCGCAGGGCGATCCCGGGCAGGGCGTTCCGGCGCACGGTACGACCGGCCAGATTCTCGCCAAGATCAACAATCAGTCGTATAACACCGAGTGGGTCGACCCGACACCAAAGGATGCCCAGTACGTAACGCTCGCCACCAACGGCACCTTGACCTCGGAGCGGGTGCTGACCGCTGGCACCGGCCTGACAATCACCGATGCGGGTGCGGGCTCAACGGTGACGGTGGCGACTTCGGCGATCCTGCCGACGATCATCGACGCCAAGGGCGACCTCATCGTCGGCACCGCAGCCGACACGGCCGCACGGCTGGCAGTCGGCACGAACGGACACGTCTTGACTGCCGACTCAGCGCAGACCGGTGGTGTCAAGTGGGCCGCAGTCAACGCCATGCGCCAGATCGCTTCCACGACCCTTGGGTCGGGCCAGACGGTGGTTACGTTCAGTTCAATTGCTGGCACATACACGCATCTGGCAATCCGTGCTCGCGCCCGTTTGGCAACCGGCGGGACTGGGTTCGGCAACTGCAATATCAGCCTCAACGGTGATACGACCGCCACGAACTACCAGTATGGGAACATCGTTGCGTTCGGCGGCACTGTCGCTGCTGGTTGGAACCCGAACACGTTCATCCTGGCTCGGATCGGCGAAAGCGGCCAAGCGAATCAATGGGGCTTTCTTGAAATGCTGATCCCCTTCTACACCGCCGCCAACTGGAAACGTCTGATCGCTACCAACAACTTCACCTACACCACCGGTGGCAATGCGACCGATTCAATCCAGTCTGTGAACGGACAGTGGAAGTCGACGGCCGCAGTTACAAGCATCACTATCACCACATCTACTAACACCTTCGATACTGGCAGCACGTTTGAACTGTGGGGCATGTCGTGAACCATACGATCGTTACCGACTTGGGGACTCACGTCGAAACAATCGGCGATGACTCCCTGGCAGCGTTGCGCTTTCAGCCTCCACCGGCACCGCAGCCGCTTGACCGGATCGGCGTCATCGCCACGCTCAACGCAGTGCTCGGCGTCTGGACGCTGACCGATGCCGCCAACGCCGCCGGCGTCACCCCGCAACAGTTGATCGACGAGGCCGAAGGTTGGGCCGCAGGAGGAAACCCATGACCACCCCCCGCCCCTACACCGGTATCAGCGACGGCATCGCCCCAGCACGCCGCCCCGGCCTCGAGCAGCTCGTCGCCAGCATCCAATACCTCACCGGCGGCAAACTCTGGAACAACGGCACCTACGGCATCCGCACCATCCGCGACGGCACCCGCCTCTCCGTCCACGCCACCGGACGCGCCGCAGACCTCTCCCGCCGCAAGATGTCCACCACACGCCCCGGATGCTCCCGCACCGAAGCCCTCAAGATCATCCAAACCCTCATCGACCACTTTGACGGCCTCGAATGCGTCGTCGACTACGACTTTCAGGGCACCGCCCGAGTGTGGAAGTGCGACCGGATGGGGTGGCGCACCCAGAAGCCCGGAGCCATCTCTGGGGCACCTGGTGGCGACTGGTTCCACATCGAGATCAGCCCCACCTACGCCGACAACCCCAAACTGATCGACCAGTTCTGGCACGACCTGCTTAGCGGACTGTAGGGAAACCTTGACGTATCCGGTGTGATTCGGTAGGTTTCCCGTTGTCGAGCCGTCACCTGTCCCCCGGGTGACGGACTCGACACCCCAACCGAGAGGAGACACCGTGCAAGTCCCCGACCCGCTACAGCCCGACACCGACATGCAGGCCGACATCGACCGAGCCCCAGAGCTCGACGATCTCGGCACATGGACCGACCCGTGGCAAGGCATCAACTGGCAGGCGTTCCGTGTTCGCCGCAAGCGAGGCGACCGTGAATGACCCCACCCTGTTCGACGTCATCGACGACTGGGTAGCCCCCGTCATCCCGATCGCCCACGCCCGCCACACCGACCCCGACACCAGCCACCAAGCAGCCGCCACCGTCACCCGCATCACCGACAGCCGGCAAGCCATCCTCGACGCCTACAGGCTCCGCGGACCCATGGCCGACTTCGACCTCGAGGACTACTACGCGCAGGTCTGGCAAATGCACCGCTGGCCCCGACAGTCGGCATCCGGGATCCGCACCCGGCGCGCCGAACTCGCCGACCTCGGCTTGGTCGCCGACACCAACCGGCGCACCGTCACCCCAAGCGGACGGCCCTGCATCATCTGGGGGCTCAGATGAGCCTCCTCGCCGTACTCATCGGATGGGGCCTCGGATGCCTCATCTTCAACCTGACGGAGCGCAACCGTGACCGCTGACCTCATCCGACACGCTTTCGTCGCCAAATCCCCGATCTCAGGGACCGACGTTCTCATCGTGATCTACAGGACAGGCGAAACCATCGTCCACGTCGAGCTCGCAACCCGCAGCCTCGACCACCCCACCTGGAGCGCACCGCTCCGAGACTTCCGAGAGGTCGACTAATGAAACACCTACGCAACGCCGTCTGGATGGTCATACTCGCCGCCCCGCTGGTGTGGATCGGTACCGGCAACGCCGAAACCCCCACCCCCACCACTGCGCCCGCCGCCTCGACCACCAGTTCGTCGAGCACCAGCTCGACCACGACAAGCACCAGCACCACGACGATCCCGCCGACCACCATCCCGGCAGGAGACTGGAACTGTCCCGAGTGGATCCCGTACCTGTTGTTCGTGGGGTTCCCCGAGACCGAACTGCCAACCGCAGACCGGATCCTGTGGCGCGAATCGAACTGCAACCCGCAGGCCGTCAACCGCGACGACCCCAACGGAGGCAGTCACGGCGGGTTCCAGATCAACGGCATCTGGCTCGACTGGTTCCTCCCCGACATGGGCATCGCATGGTCCGCACAGGACCTGTACGACCCCGTCATCAACGCCGCCGCCGCGTTCGCCATCTGGGAACGCTCCAACGGCTGGCACCCTTGGTCCACCTACTGAAAGACACCCACCGTGCAACTTGACAACTACATCGACGTCCCAACCCGGCTGAGACTCGCCCTCACCACCCACCCCGAGCTCCGCATCCTCGAGCAGCAACCCGAGGTGATCACGATCGGCGACCGCCACTACGTGCAGGTCACGGTCACGGTCTACCGGTCACCCGACGACCCGCTGCCATGCACTGCCACCGCTTGGGAGCCCTGGCCCGGTAGGACAAGCTTCACCAAAGAAAGCGAAATGATGAATTGTTCGACGTCCGCCCTCGGACGCGCCCTCGGCTTCATGGGGTTCGGGCTTACCACCAGCCTTGCGTCGCGTGACGAGGTCGCCCACCGCCAACCGGAGCCCCGTGGAGGCCTCCCAGACCCCGACAGAGGGCCTGCGGCAGGCACCATGGCATCTCAGGCCCAGTTGGGCAAGATCGCCGTCCTGCTCGACAAGTTGGAGTTTGAGTCCAGAGCCGACAAGTACCGCTACCTCACCGTGATCCTTGGCAGGGAGATCACCTCGAGCAAGGAACTGTCGAAGAAGGAAGCGCACAAGGTGATCGAAGAAATCACCGCCGCCCTCGCCGAGAAGGAGCCGACCAATGGCTGACGAACTCCACCCCATCAGTTGGCGCATCGAGGAGATCACCCGGATGGTGCGCCTCGCCTCTGACCTCATCGAGGAGCAGCAGACGGAGCTGCGCCGCATGGAGCACCAGCTGGAGAACTTCCAGCGCGGCTATTTCAACGCCGTGGCCACCATGAGGGAACGCAAAGAAGTCCTCGCCCGAACCCAACGCTGGCTCCAACACACCACCACCTGCCCCGGCTACGGCCAGCCCCTGTGGGACGTCCTCACCTGCCACTGCGGCCTCGAGGACCACCTGACAGAGATCCGGAGGCACCTGTGATCATCCGAGCCCCACGCCCCACCGCCAACTACACCGTCGTCCCCAACGCAGCCATCCGCGACCAGCGACTCAGCTGGAAAGCCCGAGGCCTGCTGATCTACCTGTTGTCGATGCCGGACAACTGGCGCACCAACACCACCCAACTACGAGGCGCAGGAATCGACGGTAGGGACGCCATCCGCGCAGGCCTCACCGAACTCGAGGAAGCCGGCTACCTTGCCAGACGCCGCATCCACCGCAACGACGGCACATTCACCTGGGCGACCATCGTGTTCGACACTGCGGACAACCCTGTGGACAACTCTGGGGATTACTGGTCACCAGAGACGGGTTATCCGGCGACGGTAAACCCGTCTTCTAAAGAAGTACTTAGAGAACAAGTACTTAGTAAGACAGTCTCTAAGAGTCTTACAGGAGCAGACCGAACCGTCTGTGGACGATGCAACGGCTCAGGCCTCTACGCCTCGAGGTCGACAGGCAAGATCCTCAAGTGCCCGGTATGCACCGACGGGACAGTAAGGGCCATCGCCTGATGGCCGGTTACAGCAAGCAGTACCGAGAGAACCGCTTACGCCTCCTAGCAGGTAACCCCATGTGCGCTTACTGCTCCAAGCGCAAAGCAACCACGGTTGACCACGTTGTCGAGAAAGACCGAGGAGGAAGCGACAACATGGACAACCTCGTCCCAGCGTGCGGTAAATGCAACTACGCCAAAGGCGCACGCTATGGCAACGCCAAACGAGCTGCGAAAGGGAAGGCAACCGCAGCAGCACGCCAAGAGGCACTGAAAGGCAAGCCGAGCGCAGGATCGTTTTTGGATGCGAAAAGCGAGACCCCGAGCGCCGCCCTTACATGCGAGAA